GCCCGCGCGATCGATTTCGGGCTGGATCTGCTGCGCGTGGATGATGACCCGGCCGAACCCGGCGAAAGCGTGCCGGCATGACGAGGATCTCGCCCGTGCCGGACTGGCGCATCATGCTCGATGGCAAGGATCTGACATCGCGCCTGCGCCCGCGCCTCATCGAGCTATCCCTGACCGAGAAGCGCGGCGGTGAGGCCGATCAACTTGATATCACGCTCGACGATGCGGACGGCAAGCTCGCCATCCCCAAGCCAGGCGTGCGGCTCCAGCTCGCGCTAGGCTGGGCGCAGGGCAGCGATGTGACCGTGGGGCTGATCGACAAGGGCGATTATATCGTGGATGCGGTCGATCATGGCGGCGCGCCCGATGTCCTGACCCTGCGCGCTCGCGCCGCCGATCTATCGAGCGGCGTGCGCGAGCGACAGGAGAAGAGCTGGCGCGATACCACGCTGGGGGCGATCGTGCGGGACGTAGCCGGCCGCAACAAGCTCACGCCGCGCGTCGCGGCAAAGCTCGCGGGAGTCGCGGTCGCCTCGGCCGTGCAGAGCCGCGAAAGCGATCTCGCCTTCCTGCGCCGGCTCGGGAAAGAACATGATGCGGTTGCCACCATCAAGGCCGGCGCACTCATCTTCTCACCGATCGGCGCGGGCATGACGCCCACCGGCAAGGCGATTCCCGCCGCCACCATCCAGCGCCGCGACGGCGATGGCCACCGCTTCTCGATCGAGACGCAGGAGGAAGTGACCGGCATCGAGGCCAGCTATCACGATCTGGGCAGCGGCAAGAAAAAGAAGGTGCTGGCCGGTGCGAAGGGCAAGACCCGCCGCCTCTCGCGCGCCTATCCCACCGAGGCGGCCGCCAAGGCAGCAGCGCAGGCCGAGCAGCGCCGCGCCGGGCGCATGCCCATGAAGCTATCGTTCAATCTCGCGCTCGGCCGGCCGGATTTATACCCCGAGCGCCGCGTCACCGTGCGGGGTTGGAAGCCGGAGATCGACGGCACGCAATGGTTGATCGCACAGGTCGCCCACCGCCTCGGCGGCAATGGGTTCACGACCTCGCTTGAGATGGAAGCCACTTAGCTAGCCCATACGGCAATGCCGGACCTTTACGCTTGCAGCATATACGGCATTGCCGTATATGCATGATATGCACACGGTCATCGAAACCAACGCTTATCTCTCCGCTGCCAAAGATGCCGACATGGCAGATGAGGAACGCAGCGCGATCGTTGACCTGCTTGCCGGCAATCCGGTGGCGGGCGATGTCATGCCCGGCTGTGGTGGTGCGCGGAAGCTGCGCGTGGCCAAGCCCGGAAAAGGCAAGAGCGGCGGTTATCGCGTCATCACCTATTATGGCGGCGAAGACGTGCCGGTGTTCCTGCTGACCGTGTTCGGCAAAAACGAGAAGGTCAGTCTCAACAAGGCCGAGCGGAACGCTTTGGCAGGACTGACCAAGGTTTTGAAAGACAGCATCTAAGCCATGGAGGGCAACAGATGACGAAGACAGCTTTTGACAAGATCGCGGCGGGCCTCACCGACGCCATCGCCTATGCGAAGGGTGACGCCACACAGGCGCGCGTGGCCGCGCCGCTCGATGTGCGCGCCATTCGTGAGGCGACGCACCGGTCACAGGGTGAGTTCGCGACCACCTATCAGATCCCGATCGGCACACTGCGCGATTGGGAGCAGCAACGGCGCCGGCCGGATGCGCCAGCACGGACCCTGCTCACGCTGATCCAGCGCGATCCGGAAGCGGTCGCGCGCATGCTGGCCTAAAGCCTCCAGAGGGCTGACGCCTACAAAGGAAATGAAGCACGATGCCTGACGAAAAACCTGTCATCTTTGATGACGACAACAGGGAATGGACCGAAAGGGACTTCGCGCGCGCACTGAGAGGCGACGCCATCCCGGAGCATATTCGCGCCGCTTTCGCCAGCGCTAGAGCATCACGCGGCTCCCGCCCCGAAGATGTGTTCATCACCAAGGAAGAAAGGAAAAAATTCAACAATCTCTGCCGGATTTTACGCGCAGAAACGGCAGACCATCCTTTGATCGGGGACGCAATCATCCGCGCATATCCCCTCATCTCAGGCAAAAGATGGATCGATGACGACGATACTCGAAAGCTCGCGGATGAATTTGCGAATGCTCTCGAAGATGGGGTGGCATATCGAGGCGCCCCAATAGATGATTACGTGAAGGAACCTTGGCTTTCCCTGTGGCGCCGGACCTGCCACCGCGCCATGTGTCGTGCTCAAATGGAGCTCGAAAGGTGATAACGCAGGCGTTCGACGGCGGTTGCGAACTGGCCCCGGCATGCTGCGTTCCGAAGTTGGCTATTCGATGCAAAGTTCATAATCATGACGGTTGAGTGGCCGCACCATCCCAAGCACCGCCCGCATAGCTTTTGTATAATTTTGATTGATTTTGCAAAAATGTGCGTATACTGGCCAGCGGAAAGGGGAACCTTATGCCGGTCGCTACGATGGAAGATGTCTGCTCGTCACTTGAGCCGTACCACGACACAATCCGCGAAATTGTCCATGGGGCTTGGGCTGAGTGGCGGGCCGTTGATGCGTTCCGGCAGACGAACGATTATGGTTCGATAGCCTTTAAGCGGACCATCTCGAACTACGTGTTCGATGCAATTGCGCGCCGCGCCGTGAGAGCGTTTTCAGCACATGCCCGCGTACACATCCGTTCGGAGGCACAGACGGTAAAATTTTTCGCGGGTGGCGATGTGCTCTTTCGTTTCAAAAAGGGCGATGACATGATGTTGGGGCGCAACATCCCAACTGAAGCTGCTCTCGCATTCATCGACGCTGATGGTGTCGTTCCCGGTCTACCGCCCGAGACCGCCAAGGTTGAGATTATATGGCTTCCAAATGAAATCTGGACAGAAATTGATCGGGTTCTGGTCATTGCTCGTGATGGAGATCGACTGATCTGGGAATATGACCTCGGCGCCGCCAAGGGTGGCGCAGAAGTGATCTTGCTGCCGACGCCAACTCCGCCCGAACCTACCGATGATAACGATATGCCCTTGGTCAAGCCCAAGCCTGTTGGCAAGCCAAAGACCGGCGAAGAAGCGAAGTAGAACCATGTCCAATGTGGGCGATATGCTGCGCGTTGCGCGGCAGCGATTGGGATTCACGCAGAAGTTGGCTGCAGAGCGCTTAAACGTGCCTCAGCCCGTCCTCTCGCGCTTTGAGAATGGTGTCTCGGAACCCGATGAAAGCCTGCTTGAGCGCGCATCTGATGCCTATAGCGTTCCCGTAGAATTTTTCCATGTCCGAGAAACAGTATTCGGGCCCCCGGTAAGCGTTCACGCCATGCTGCGCGGTAAGGCTGATGTGACCGCTCGCGAAGTCGACGCGATCACTGCGGAACTCAACATTCGCGTCATGCAACTTCGTCGCTTTTTGGAAGCAGTCGACTTTGAACCGACGACTGATGTGCCGGTTATGGATATTGAGCAATATGGTAGCGCAGAGCAGATTGCTGAACTGGTGCGCCGCCATTGGCGAGTTCCGAATGGACCCGTCAAAAATCTGATGCGATTGGCTGAAAAAGCCGGTGTAGTGGTGGGTTTATCGGAGTTCGGCGGCGCAGCAGTTAGCGGCGTTACCTTCCGCGTGCCGGGCCGACCCCCGTTAATCCTTCTCAACGGTACACATCCGGGAGATCGCCTACGCTTCACTCTGGCGCACGAACTGGGCCACCTTGTCATGCATCGCTTTCCGACCCCTGAAATGGAACAGGAGGCTAATGAATTTGCATCAGCATTGCTGATGCCGGCCGCTGACATTCGTCCGGCGTTCAGCGGACGACGAGTCACGATCGAACTGCTTGCTTCGCTCAAGCCAGAATGGAAGGTCTCGATGCAATCGCTGCTCATGCGAGCTTCCAACATCGGAGCGATCACGAACAACCAGAGCCGTTATCTATGGCAGCAGATCAGCTCACGGGGCTGGAGGTTACGAGAGCCTGCCAGCCTAGAGATCGCGCCGGAGCGACCGTCAGTGTTGGATTCAATCATTCGCACACACCTCGATACGCTGGGCTACACGATGCCCGAACTTTCTGGGCTAATCCCGCTATACGAGGGGGAGTTCGTCTCGATGTACGGTTTGGCAGCAGATCCTGATAATCGCCCCAAGCTCCGGATTGTACGATAATGTAACTAAACTCGCGCCCGAATTTCCAAAACCCGGAACAATGTGAGGACAGACGCGAGAACCAGAGTCACGCTGTATAGAAACATGAGCAACCCTATTGCCGAAAAAAATGCGTTCACGATCACTACATCGATAAAATCGAATATTAGTGGTATGGGTTTTTGGCCGAAGCAAAATGAATAAAGCAGTGTAATTATCTGCATTACGACCGCGTGAGTCACGCTCCCTACTATAATAAGAAGCGGAGACCTGTTACCCAATTCTGGTTCTGGCGCGGACAGCGCTTGACGAGAAGGCTGGTCCAGAACAGCAAAAATAACTGCATAAGCAGCTATCGAGAACCCAGCCAACGTCGGAAGCACACTCATCGCAGCGGCATTCCAGCTTTCTGAAACGACACTGGGCCAGCATAATACGGCCAAAAGCACACTACATCGGAAATACCCTGAATAGACTATTGCACGCAGGCCGCCGTGGCTCGCGTATACGAGCCCCAGCGTCCTCAACATGCCTGTCTGAAAAGCATTCATCGCAACGCAGCTCTCGCCTCCGCGATGTGTGCGAAGATCCTATGTGCGAGTTCTTGAAAAACGCTCATCTCTCTTCGTTCCTCAGCTTTGTAGGTATCGCGCTCGATCAACGGCTGTTCATCAGTATTTTGCGTCGTAAGAATACCGTTAATTAAAGCTTTTGCTCTAACATTTCCGTTTTCTGCAGCTACTTTAGCCAGATTTTGCGTTCTTTCACTAGGGGTAATGTCGTTTCTTCCTCTAGCACGGAGGCTTTCCTCATAAACGTCCGCATTTTGTTCCCTGAGGCGCCTTTCAATAATATCAGCAAGACTTTCCCCAATATCATCGCTGTTGGGACGACTTATACATATCTGGAGCTCTTTAAGATGAGGAAGCGCAAGTATCCGATCCACCTCATCATAGTTTTTGACGATATCACTCTCAACAACTCCAAAACGCTCTTGGATATTGGAGTGAGAAAGTGCTTCGTTAAAATACTGCCCCACCGACCGTGCGCTCAAGCCTTTCGATGAAGCATAAGTGGAGAACGCGACAACGTGCAGATCTGAATCTAATTGAAAATAGAATGCGGCGTGATTTGGACGAAGATTCTCAGGAATATTAATTTCTTCTAACTTATCAGGAGTCGCTGAATCAAAATCTTCTAAGTCAAACCAGTCTCCATCAATATCTATTTCAGTATACTTTGAAAATACACCAATCCTAGAATCGACATCAAAAAAACTGATTGCCAAATACGTATCCCCATACACCCTAATTCCCTGACGAAGGTGAGCGAGAGCATTTATTAGAGAAACGTAATCGCGATCCCTATCCTCTGCAATACGTATATTAATTGCAGCAACTTCCAACTTAGAAGAACGCGCCATTTATTCCCCCCTCCAACGCATCTTAATTATCTAACGCACAATACCAATATTTCTCGAATTTTGAACCTGCGCCTCCCCCTGCCCTCAAATCTTCCTGACAATCCCCACGACGCGGCCCAGCACATGCAGTTCGCCGTCATAGGCGAGTTCTTGCGGCACGTTCTGATTGTCGGAGAGGATTTTGATTGATCCGTCGGCCATGGGGCGCAGGCGTTTGACCATGCCGCTGTTGCCGTAGGCGATTGCCCAGATCTTGTCAGCGAGGTGGATCGACTGCTCTGATGTGTCGATCAGCAGGAGGTCCGTGTCCCAGATGGTGGGGAACATGGAATCGCCGATGCCCTGGGCGAAATAGAGATGCTCGGGCGATGCCCCGGTATATTGGCGTAGCCACTCGCGTGAGAAATGCCGCACTGTGGTGGTGACGGGCACTTCCAGTTCCGTCGCGCCCATGCCGTATTTGAGATCAATCTCGCGCACTTCGACCAGATCAAGCTGCTCGGCCAACACCGCCGCTGTGGGGGGCGGTATCGCGCCCTCAGCAGGATCGTCCGCTTCCATCGCCAGATACGCGGTCGACGTTCCCAACTCCCGTGCGATGCGATGAAGATGCGACGAACTGGTGCTGATGCCCTTCTCTAATTTAGCGATCGTAGCCTGCGAGACTCCGGCCCGCCGTGCCAGCTCACTTTGAGACAGGTTCGCGGACGCGCGACGTTCAGCAATACGTTCACCAGTCGTCATATCGCCACCTTATTCCGTTTGGAATAATTGGCGACCATCGTTTTACACTTGACCATGTAATTCCTTTTGGAATAACTCATGGCCATGGAAATCGAATTATCCCCTTTTGAAGCGCTGGAGCGGGCGATTGAAACCGCCGGCAGCCAATCGGCCCTAGGTCGCATATGCGGCGTCGGACAGCCGGCCGTTTGGAAATGGCTCCAATCAGCCAAGCGCCTCCCCGCCGAGCATGTGCTCAAGGTCGAGGCGGCCACTGGCGTTTCCCGCCATCTGCTACGTCCGGACATTTACCCCCTTCCCTCCACTGCCGAGGCGACCGAGCCGGGCGAGGAATGCGGGTCAATCCTAACGGGCGGCGCCGAACCCGTCGCTTGCGATCGGCGCCGGAAATTGCAGCCGGACAACGACGCATGAGCAGCGCGCAAAAACATTATCGCCATGGCGAGATCATGCCCGCCGCGCACTGCCGCTATTGCCATGGCAGCGGCTCGGTGAAGGTCATCAAAGGCAGCGCCTTCGGCCTACCCCGGCTCGTCTCCACCCCATGCGCACACCGCGCCGGCGATCCATTCAGCGAGCAACGCCGGTCATCGCGCCTGTCCCGCCTCATCTCCATCATCTTTTCGCGTCGAGGCCGCTCATGACCTTTTCCCCGCTCGATCAGGAAACCATCCGCGCACTGGTGCGCGAAGAAATTGCGCTCGATGAGATGCGCCGGATCGAACAGGCCCCCTCTCCCGCCTGTCCGACCTGCGGCTGTCTCGCCGAGAGCATGGGGGCTGGCGTCCCTCCCACGGCGCCAGCCCCCGCCCACCCCATCAATCCCGGCCTTGCTTACATGCCAGAGTCGCTCCGGCTCGGCGCGCAGGAAGCGCTGGATGACGACATGGACGGCCTCGATTGGGGCCACCTTGCTATGCCGGTGGAGGGCGAGTGATGCCTAGCAACGTGCAGTATGTTGTCGTCGAGAACGCTGGGTACGAAGGCGAATGCGACGTCGCTAAGTTCGGCACCCGCTGGGCTGCTGAGCGATGGATGGAGCGAACTTACAGCGCCCGCGAGATCGACGCCCTCCACATGGATATCTGCATAGAGGAAGATGGACAGCGCACCTACGATCCCTGCGGTTTTGGGCCGCAATGACCAAGGCCCGCGCACCCATGACATTCTCGCTGGCTATCACCCGCATCGCCGGGCTGATTGGCTGGGAGGAAGCCGCCCGCGCCACCGATCGTTCCGAGCGCACCGTGCGCCTGTGGAGCGAAGGCGATGCCGGCACCTTGCCCTCGCTCGATCAGGCCATGGCGTTGGACCGCGCCTATCTGGCCGCCGGTGGTGGCGAGGCGCTCATCCTCGAAAGCTATGCGCGGCAGATCGATGTCGCCATGGCGGCCGCGCTCGCCTGCCAGCGCAGCCTGTCGGACGAGATTGCCGAGACGGCGCGCGAGAGCGCCGAGGCGATCGCCAGCTCCATCCGCGTCACACAGCCGGGCGCCACGGCGACGGCCATCTATCACGCCATCGCCGAAACCGAGGAAGCTAGCGGGGCCTGCACCCGCCTTCTCGCGCGGCTCAAAAGCTTCCTGCCGGGCAATGTCGCCGAGCAGGATCAACAGGGGAGCATCTGAAATGAGGCCGAGGCGTATCCCTCCAATTGACTGCCCGCATTGCGGCCGGCCGGCGCTGGTGCGTTCCAGCGAGAAGGCCACCGCGCTGGTGCGGGAGGTCCGCTATCTTTGCGACAATGACGCCTGCGCCTGCCAGTTTCTGGCGCAGATCGAGATTGTCAGCATGGTGCAGCCCAGCCTGCGCCCCGCGCCGGGCATCATCCTGCCGGGGCCGCGCCGGCCCGCCAATGATGATGAGCCCGCGCCCGCCAACGACGATGTGCCGGACAAGTCGAGGGCGCATCGCATGACCTAAGCCGCCGACCGCTCCGCTCCCTTTCTCGCCCTTTTCCGCCACCTGTCAGCCCTGCTGCCGGGAACGCCCTCCCCTTGCCAGATGGAATCGCTCCCATGCCCCACCGTCCGCTGCGCATCGCCAGACAAGCCCCGCCAACCCGCAAGAGCATGGCTCGCCGCTTTGCCGACGCCATGGAGCCCGGCGATCTCGACGCGATTTACTTCGGCACCTTGGGCGGCCTTGCCGTCATCGCTTTGATCATTCTGTTCAAATGCGTGTCAGCCGTCCTTGTCGCGCTCGCCACGCTGGGCAGCGCCCAATGACGTCGCGTGCCCGCGCTCTGGTCATTCTGGCCATTCTCTGCGCCCTGCCTTTTCTCATCGCCAGCGCCATCGCGGCCATGACGGGCCGGCGCACATGAGCCTGCGTGCGCTGACATGGGCGATGGAGCATGCGGGCTGCCCGAACAGCTCGGCCAAGCTGGTGCTGCTCGCCTTCGCCAATTTCGCCAATGAGCAGGATCATGCCTATCCGACCACGGGCACCATCGCCCGTCTGACCAAGCTTGATCCCAAGACGGTGCGGGCCGCGATTGATGGCCTCGAAGCGCTGCGCCTGCTCATCGATACCGGCCATCGGGTCGGGCGCACGCGGCAGGTCAAGGTCTATCAGCTTGCCACCCAAACCCCGCCAATTCCGGAGGCCTTTCTAAAGGGAGCCGTTTCCGGTGGCCTTTACGCCGGAAAGGCATCCGTTTTTCCCGCGAAAGGCACCCAAAATTGGGAGGCAGAACCTGTAATGGAACCTATACCCCTTACTGATCCTAACGGATCAGTTGTCCCCAAGGGGACTGACGAACGGGTTTTCAATCAGGAAAAAAGGGAGAATGGCTCGGGCCGGTCCCGTGCTCACCGCATCCCCGCCGACTGGGCTCCGCCGCCGGTGGACCAGCTCGCTCCCAAGGCCGGCGCGCTGGCTCGCCAATGGCCGGCCGGTGCCTATGACGGCGAGGCCGAGGCGTTCGTGAATTATTGGCTTGGCGAAGCTGGAGCGAAAGCGCGCAAGCTCAACTGGGACCGGACGTGGACCAACTGGGTCGCCTCGGTCAGCGCACGGGTTCTGCGCGCTGCCAAGGCCGGCGTTCGCCACGCCACGCCAGCGGATGCTGCCAGCGGGCCGCCTCGCGCCACGCAGCCAGTGGCAGAGCGGGCGCAGGAGGATCGCACCTCTCGCGAGATCCGCGAAGCCCTCAACCAGATTGTTGGCGCGCAGATCAGCGCTCGCTATTTCGATGAAAGCGCCATTCTGGTGAGCGACGACACGCTGCGGATCGTCACAACGTCCCGCTTCGCCAGTGCCTATGTCGACGCCAATTTCCAGCAGGAGCTGCTCCAGGCCGCGCGCCGCTCCACTGCCCCCGTTTCGTTCATCCGCACGGAAATCACGCGATCCGGTCGCGGCCGGGCCGTGCCTGTTTCGCAAGGAGAGACGGCATGACGGAACGTGCCCGTATTTCTCAAAATGATATGAGCCGCGCCACGAGAGCCGTGAAGGCCGCCGGGTTTGAGCGGGCGCGCATCGTAATGGATTTGAACCGTCAGACCATTGAGGTCATCATTGGCGAAGCGGCCAATAGTCCCGAGCCGCGCAGGAATCCCCTCGATCGTTTGTTGAAGGGCGAACCATGAAAACGCGTTACAAGAATGTTTATGTCTCAGCCGATCGGCATGGGAAGCTTCGCGCCCGCTACAGAAAGGCAGGCAAGGAAGTCTATTTGAAGGCCCTGCCCGACCAACCGGGATTTGAAGCGGAACTGAAAGAGGTCATAGGCTATCAAGGGGCCACCTCACCCAATCGCCCCATCCCCGGCAGCGTGGCCGACTTGCTGACCCGCTATTACAGATCGGCCGATTTCATGGCGAAGGGCGCGCCGGAAGATCGCCACCGCCGCAGGCTCATTCTGGAGAGCTTCCGCAAGGATTTCGGGAACGATCTGGTTGCTGATTTCGGGTTCGAGCATATCGAAGCCATTCTGCTCGCGCGCACCGAAAAACGCGTGAACGAGAGAGGCCGCATGGTCGGCGGACAGGTCGCCGCGGTGAACCTGCGCAAACAGCTGCGCCGCCTGTTCGCCCTCGCCAGAAAGCTGAAATGGATCGACAGCAACCCCGTCGAGGAAGCGGACAAGGTGGGCAAGACCCGCCTCACCGGCTTCGTCACATGGGAAGAGGATCATATCGAGCTATATCAGAAACGGCATCCGTTCGGCACGAAGGCCCGCCTCGCTCTGGAGATCATCCTGTGGACCGGCCAACGCCGGGGCGATGCCCGCCTGTTCGGCCCCAAGCATGTCGTCAACGGAATGGTCCAATATCAACAGGGCAAGACGGGCACGGATGTGTGGCTGCCCGCGTCACGCGATCTCCTTCGCGCGATTCATGAGTGCCCAGCGGTCGGTATCATCACCTATCTCGTCACCGATTATGGCAAGCCCTACAGCAAGGACGGCTTTGGCAATAAAATGCGCCAATGGTGCGATGAGGCAGACCTTCCCAAGGAGCTGGCCTCTCACGGCCTCCGCAAGGCCATCGCCCGACGCATGGCACAGATGCGCGCCACTGAGCATGAGATCATGGCCGTGGGTGGCTGGAAGAGCGCGTCGCAGATCAAAGTCTATACGGAAGCCATCGCCCGGAACGACCTTGCAGAGAGCGCAATCGCCAAGATTGACGGCCACTATTCGACCGAAAAAGACCCTCAATCCGGCTAACCCTGTCAATCGAAATCCGGCTAACCCATGCCAATAAGCGCAGAAATCCGTGCCTTTTATGAGGGAATGGTGGGCCCGGCAGGACTCGAACCCGCAACCTAGCCGTTATGAGCGGCCAGCTCTAACCATTGAGCTACAGGCCCCGACACCCCTCGATGGATCGCGCGTTCCGGGCCGGGGGGCGTTAGCCTGCCATCCTTGCCTTTTGCAAGCCCTATGCAAGGGGAGGCAGCATCCTGGAGCCACCCCGGCCGCGCCCGGTCATGGCGCGTTGCCCTGCCGCCCCGGCGTGGCGGCGGCCGCGGGCAAGGTCAGCGCGAAGCTATGCGGCGTCATCAGGAAGCGGCCGCCAAGATGGGCCGCAATGCCGCGCACCAGCTTGAGCGTGAAGGCCAGACCCAGCGGCGGCGCGGGGTTGAGCGTCCGGTCAAGCTCATCCCCCTGATCGAGCAGTGCCTGCTCCGACAGGCCGCCCAGCGCCGCGGGCCGGCGCATCATGATCTCCACCGACTGGGAGGTCGTGCCGGGCGCAAGCATGATCGCGAGACGCTCGCCTTCCGCCAGCGCGCCATAGCCGGCGCGAATCAGATGCGCGAGCATGCGCTCAAGCTGCACCCGGTCGCAGGCGATCAGCGGCAGATCACGATCGGCAGCGATGCTGATCCGCGCATGTCCGTCCGGCTCGAACCCGTTGGCCAGCGCCCGCATCAGCGCCGCGATGTCGATCCGCTCCGGTGCGCCATGGCCATCGCCATGCTCGATCCGGCTGGCAAGGTCGAGGTCGTCAAACGTCTCCACCAGCGCGCGTGCATCGATCAGGATCTGCCGCGCCATATCGCGATATTCACTAGGCACGGGGCCGACCAGCTGGGCCTCGATCATCTCGGCATAGCCATGAATGGCGTTGAGCGGCGTGCGCAGCTCATGGACGAGTTCCCGCGTGGCCGCCGCAGACAGCCCAGCAAAGTCCGGCGCGTCACTGCCGGCTCTGACGAGCGATTCATCCGGCCGTTCACGGCGCGCAGAGCCGGTGTAACAGAGGAAACGCCCCGTCGCCGGATCAAAACGCGGGGTGGCGGACATGCGCCATTCGCCCGCCAGCATCCCCTCCCCGATGGCGAACCGCGCCTTTTCGAACGCCGCGCGCCGGCGAAAGGCTCCCAGCGCGAGACCGTCAGCGCCATAGCGACTGTCGCTCGCCGGATGGCCGATGCTCAGCCCCATCGCGGCCGCGCGCGGCGCTCCGGCGATCAGCTGGATCACGCCCGCCGCATCCGTCTCGAAGGTGAAGCACCGGATGAGCGATGGCAACGGCGCGGCGACCGGGCCCTGCCGCTGCGCGCCACGCGGCGGCGTGGCCGGCGCTCCGCCCGGCGCGGGCGCCCGTCGCTGCTGGCGCGTTTCCGTGAAGCGATCAATCTGCGCCATGATCCGGCTGATCTGGCTCTGAAGCTGCGTCTCGCCACCATCATTTGCGGGCGGCGGCGTGGCAGCGCTTGCGCTACCCTCCACAGGCGGCGGCACGAGCGAGGTCAGGCTGAGATCAACGCTGCCGAAGCGCTGCAAGGCGGCAACGGCGCCCGGCCCCAGATCCTCGCGCCTGCGCAGCACGCTGCGCGCCAGCGGCCCGAGATCCGGGATGACAGCGACCCAATCCGCATCGGCCAGCGTGACGCCAGCCATCATCGCCACAACCAGCGTGGGATGATCCTGCGCGAGCAAACGGACCAGACCAGGCGACCGCAGCCGCCCGCCCAGTTCGACCACCGACGCCACGCGCTGCGCCACGCTGAGCTGCGGCCGCATCGCCTCGAGCTGACGCAGGATCGCGTCCCG